CTTCGACTACACTTTCGGTATTCGCTGACGATGCCTCGACGGTGGATCAGAAGGCGACCGTAAGCGATGATGCCACGACCTACACGCGCGGCGAGATCGGGACGGGTCCATAATGGCTGACCTGGATACGACCAGCAAACGCCGGTCCTCGGTACAGATCATGGAGTCCTATAATCTGGCATCCCCCGCTCCCGATGGAACGATCTCGCAGCTCGACCGCCAGCACATCGCCTGGACCTACTCAGGCATCTCAACCCTGGCCGCCGCGGGGGGCCAGCCATTCATGAAACGAACTCAAGGCATCCCGACCGGGCCGGGTAGCCGGGATCGCCCAGGGAGATGGAACTGATGCCAGTCACAAAGGAACTCAAAATCGGACAGGTCTATTTGATCCACCACAAACGAAAAGGGACATTCATTGCCCAGCTTGTTGGGATTGAAGATGCCCCTCCTGGCGATGAAACGGATGATATATTTCTTAAAGTCAAATATGATGTTCGAAGGGGAACCCCTCAAGCAAATCTGGCGATCAGTCCGAAAGATCGAGTGCGGGTAAGTGGTTTACGACCCTCCCTCGTAACAAGTATGGAACCAACCGAGGAGCAAAATTGGTTAAGGGAGGTCAAAGTGCCTGAAGAAATACAATCCAAGCCTGATAAGAATCTTAGGAATAAGCTGCGAGACCTATTCGGAAAGGGAGATGAGTAAATGGCAGACTGGCCTGTAAAAAAGAATGCGGCATTCACAGTCACCTTCCCGATCTATGACAATGACGGGGACTTGGTGAGTTCCGCTGCGGCTTTGGATTCGGAAGTAGATAAGGATGCTGGTGGTTTTATTGATGCCACGAATGAGGCGACCGAAGTAGGAGCGAGTGGTATCTATAAGTTACTCCTGACTTCCGCGGAAGCGAACGCTGACATCGTAACCACGATAACCAAGACCACGACCACCGATGCTAAGACTGCGGTGAATGTCATGTACACCGCAACCCGACAGTTGGTGGATCTGGCCTTCCCGACAACTTCGGGTCGATCCATCGATGTGACGGCGACCGGCGAGGTGGGATTGGATCTGGACAATACCTCAGGTGCTTTAGGGACGACGAACTATGATGCGTTCTTCTTGACTGCCGGTTTGTTAGCTACGGACGCAATCACGGCAGCCAAGATCGCCGCGGATGCTATCGGAGCTTCGGAGCTTGCGAATGGAGCTATTGATGCGGCGACTTTTGCAGCGGGGGCTATTGATGCAACTGCGATAGCTAATGCAGCCATCGATGCGGCTACCTTTGCGGCTGGAGCGATTGACGCTTCAGCTATCGCCTCTTTTGCTATCACGGCGGCGAAGATTGGAACGGACGCGATTACCTCAGATAAGATCGCGGCCAATGCCATCGGAGCCTCCGAGATCGCAGATGGAGCGATTGATGCGGGCGCGATTGCGGCCGATGCTATCACCTCAGCCAAGATCGCGGACTTTGCCATCCTCGCCATTAACCTGGGGACGGATGCCATTACCGCAGACAAGGTAGCAACCTCCGCCGTTCAGGAGATCCGAGACTCAATCCTGGCGGATTCCATCGCCTTCAACGGAGCTAGCATCGCAGCCATCCTCGCCGATACTGTTCAAATTGGCACTGCCGGCGCAGGACTTACTGCAATCCCGTGGAACTCCACTTGGGATACGGAGGTCGAGAGCGAAGTCAATGATGCGTTGGATACCGCTATCGCGGAATTGGGCGTGGCGATTCCAACAGCAACCCCGACGATTAGAACGGCTATGATGTTGCTCTACATGGCTCTTCGAAATCGGCTGGACATTGATACCACTGGCGCTTCAGACTACAAGGAAATTTACAACGATGCTGGATCGGTAATCGCCAAAAAGACGCTCACTGATGATGGTTCGACTTACTCTGAAGCGGAAATGGTTGCAGGTCCATAAATGGCTCTGGATACCGCAGAGAAACGGGCTTCGGCTGTTTCCCTAGCTTATGCCGCGCCTCCTACCGTCACTCCTAATGCAAGTCATGATAGCGAGTGGCGGCTGGAGGCAGGCTGGGGATATTCCGGGATCAGCATAACAGCCATCGGTGGGCAGCCGGTGATGATACGAATGCAGGGCGTTCCTACCATGCCGGGTTATCGAGACCGACCGGGAAAGTGGAATTGATGTGGCTCTTGATAGCAAAGAGAAGCGCGCCTCGGTTGTTTCGACAAACCCAGGCGCGCCCTCTTCTGTCACGCCCAACGCTGTCCATGATCAAGAATGGCGGCAGGAAAGTGGCTGGTGCTATTCCGGCGTTTCAATCGGTGCTGGATTTGCGATTGGAGATGTCATTATCGCAGATTTGGCCTATTACGATGTCGTTCTTGTAGACATGCTCTATTACCATGTGACCGTTACGGATAACGCTCATTTCGATGTTGTAGTTTCGGATACTCTTCGATGAGCAATGTCTATGATGTGGGAGATGGCATCCGATTGACGGCGAACTTTACCGTCGCTGATATAGCGACCAATCCATCTATCGTGGTGCTGACAGTTACAGATCCAGGTGGAAATTCAGGAACTTCCTCCCCAAGCAATAGCGGGACTGGTGCTTATCTCAAAGACATTGTTGTTGATGAGGATGGTACTTGGTACTATCGTTTCGTAGGGACCGGGGCGGTGGTCGCCGCGTCAGAGGGGCACTTCTTCGTGCGCAAGCTAGGCGCATCATGAACGAAAGAGACTTCTGGCTCCTAGTCCGTAGAGCACTATTGATGGTTGTGAGGGCAATCGAAAGCCGCTACAATGTAGCTGAGTAGCCGCCCCTTCGGGGTCCGCATTCCAGGCCGCCGCAACCGCGCCCGCCTTTCGAGAGGTGGGCGTTTCGTTTGTGGCAGAGCTTGAAGACAGGATGGACTGGGAAGCTGATCTAGGGAAGGAACTGGCTAGATTACTCAGGGCACAGATGGGCGGTCTCTTAGAAGAATTGGGAGACCCACCGAACCTTAACAATGTGTCCCCTTCGTTCTGGAGGGAATCGGGAGAGGAGCTGCAGGCGGCCCTTGCAAGGAACTTTCAAGGCATCTACGTCGCCTCCGCACAACAGATACTCGATGCTCAACCTATTGGAGTGGATTGGGGGATTGTCAATCAGAACGCAGCAAACTGGGCACGACAGTATTCATTCGATCTCGTAACGGGGATCACAGAGACTACTAGAAGGGCAATCTCCGATGCGGTAAGTGCGTTCTTTGAGAGGCAACAAACAATAGGGGATTTGAGGGCAGTCCTTTCAGAAATCTATGGGCCTGTACGAGCGGATTTGATCGCATCGACCGAGGTAACGAGGGCCGCGGTTCAAGGTGAAATCGGGATCGTGAATGAGTTGAGGGAACAGGGAGTGCAGATGGTAGCGATTTGGAGGACTTCGGAGGATGAATTAGTCTGTCCTCTTTGTGGTCCTTTGGCGGATAAAGACGAGGGAGACGGATGGACTGAGCCTCCCCCCAGACATCCGAGATGTAGGTGCTGGCTATCACATGAGTTTGTCAATGCCTGATGGAATACGGATTGAGGGTTTACCTGAACTACAGAAGATCATGCAGAAGGTGGGTTCTTTGCAGCCTGTGAAGACCGGATTGAAGAGCGCAGCTTTGCATGTAAAGGGGAAGATTGCTAAGTATCCCCCTGTTTCTCGGAGGCCACAGCCTTTCGTGTCCGACTTACAGCGGAGAGGCTTCTTTGCGAAGTTGAATAGCGGGGAGATTGACGTACCTTACAAACGGGGAATCTCCTCCAAGTCTGAGAGATTGGGACAGAGCTGGACAGTCGAACCTAGAAACGCAGGGCTTACTCAGATCGTGGGATCGGATACCAGTTATGGTCCTTTGGTTCAGGCAAAGGACAAGCAGACTCGCTACCACAAAGAGACTGGTTGGCGTACTACCGCCCAGGTAATTGATGAAGAAACAGATGTAGTGATCAAGACAGTCAAGGATGTTGTGGATCGGGCTTTGAGTGGTGCCTGAGATATAAGATGGCCGATTCTAGTGTTTTAATAGATTCTTTGAAATTGCCGATGCCAAAGTTGCAGAAGGCACAGAGGATTCCGCGTACTTTGCCAGTGTCATGGTC